CATTAGGAAACTGCGTGATGACGTAGAAGCTGGTGTCGTCAAGCGTGATGCTGGTGTGGCACGCATTGCTTCGATGCAAAAAGAATTGCGTGGCACAATTCAACAGATTGAGCAATACACCTCAACCAAAGATCGCAAAGGTTTATTGATGGCCGGTGCTGATCGCGCCATTCGTGAACTCATGTTTATTTTTAAAGATGATCCGATTGAATCACCTTTACATGAAGCATCGATGAGTGTCTGGGCACGCATGCAATTAGAAGAATAAAACATTTAGAATAAAAAATAAATTCCAAACCAAATGGGTGCCAACGTAGACGCCAGTGAATTTGCTGGTAAATTATCTGGTATTGTGCGTGAGATTCAGAGGAATCGCATGGGTCGTTCTATTAACCAACCGGCTCAAAATGTTGCTGGAGCAAAAGAGATTCAACTAGCGGGCTTTAATAATAAAACTGTATTACCAAACCAAAATGTCTAATAAAATGCCGCCAGAGATTTTGGCACATTTCAAATCAAGAGATACGGGTGACGATAAGGTTACAGATAAAGAGAAAAGGAAGGCAGCACTAGAGAAAGCTCGTCAATACCAAAAAACTAAAAAACAAAAATAAGTTAGTATTTTATTAACTGCTTATTTATTGTGCCTTCTTATCTTTATCTTGCGCATCGCCGCAACGCTAAAGCTGCAGCGCAAAATCAACAAATTAAGAAGCCACGTAACTTAGAACTTCTTCAAAAAGCAAGGGAAGATTTTGCTTTCTTTTGTGAATACGTTGCAGATAAACCTCCGGCTGAGCACCACAAGGATTGGCATCGTCATTTTGTTACAAATGAAGATAGTTCCTGTTTAATCAAAATTGCCGGTCCAAATATCGATCTCCTTGCTCCACGGGGATCTGCCAAGAGTACAGTTTTGGGTCTTTTAACTGCTTGGGCAATTGGTATTCATACTGCTGCCAAGCTTCCATTACAGATTCTTTATCTTTCTTATACCGTTGATATTGCTCGCTCTAAATCAGCAACTATTAAGCGCATCATTGAAAGCAAAAGATATCAAGAAGTTTTCCCAACAGTACGTCTTTTAAAGAACGTAACCAGTAACGAGTACTGGTCTATCGACCATAAATTCGCTGGTATTGATACCACTGGTGAAGAACAATTCACGCTTTGCGCTGCAGGCCTTAAAGGTTCGGTGACCTCCAAGCGTTCTCATCTTGTGATGATTGATGACGCCATTAAGTCGGCTGCGGATATCGCAAATCCTGACATCCGTAAGCAGATGCAAGAAAACTGGAACGCGGTGATTGCACCAACGATGTTCGAAGGCGCACGTGCCATCTGTCTTGGTACACGCTTCAGGCATGACGACATTCATGCAACTACCTTTAATACACAAAATAATTGGTCTCAGATTGTACTGTCAGCAATTAATACTGATCCTAAAACCGGAGAAGAAGTGTCGTATTGGCCGGAGATGTGGTCATTGGATTATTTGAAGGAAAAGAAACGGCAAGCACCGATTGCTTTTTCTTTCCAGTACATGAATAAAATCATCAGGCAAAACGAGCTATCGCTTGCGCCTGAGCTGATTGTCAAAGCAGAAATCGCAACAGAATTTGACACGTTAGGGATTGGGGTCGACTTGTCTGCTGGTACAAAAGAGAAAAACGATTACACCGTATTTGTTCTCGGTGGCCGCATTGAAGATCGAATTCACATCATTGACTATCGGCGCATGCGCGTCATGGGTAACCTTGAAAAACTAGATGCTCTTAAGGAACTGATGAATGATTGGTCCATTATTGGCAAAGATGACAACGGTAATTACTTCCCTACGTTCTCCACGTGTGACGTATGGTCAGAAGCTGTTCAGTACCAGGCATCCCTGGAGGCTGATTTCAAACGAATCTGTTTAAATAATGAAGGTCTGTATAACATTCTTTGGCATCCCGTCAAAGGATTCCGCGCTGATAAATTGGCTCGATTCCGTGGCATTATGGGTATGTTTGAAGATCGCAAGATTATCTTTAATCGTTATCGTAATTTCACTGCCATGTTTGAAGAACTAACAAACTTTGGAGTTAGTGGGCACGATGACTGTGTTGATGCTTTGGTTTGGTTGGTAAATGGGTTAATGAAAAAAGGCAATTTACAACTTGATTACTAAATTTAGAATAGTAAAAAACATGTAATCCAGTGGGTCCAGAATATTTTGCGATTGGTTTAACTGCAATCGTATCAGCTGTTACAGGCGGCTCCTGGGTCGCCAATAAAATATTAGATAGACAGCAAGAGCGCATCCAACACGCTTTTGATTACACAAATTCTCAAAAACGTAGGATCGACATCTTGGAAGACCAAATCAATCGCATGCCCATGGAGTACGTTCTTAAGGTTGACTTCTTAAGGGAAATTCAAGAAATGCACGATAATTTTCGCGAAATCAACAATAAGCTTGATAAGCTTATGGAAAAGCTTTTGTCCAAATGAGCAGCTACATTCTTGAGGTCGAAGAAGACGAAAACGGAGAACTTTACATCACGTTTCCAGATGAAGTAATTGAAGACCTTGGTTGGCAAGAAGGAGATATCTTGAACTGGGATGTTAAAGGCGAAGGTATTGTTTTATCTAAAGTACATGACGCGTCTGGGTATGAAGTAATAGAAGAGTAGAATAAATAAAAAAGTAAGATAAAGATGCGTTACGACGGCCAACGTAATTCCCCTGGCGCACCAGGTAATGGTTTATTTGCAGGTGTAAATCTACCATTCGGTGGCGGTGGTGGTTACAAAACAATTCAGGAGCAATATCGACCAGGCTCCTCTGACCGCCAACGGATTCCTGATCCTATTCGCGTATTTCCCCAAAATGAGCCTGGACGCGAGGGCGCTATTGATGTGAGATTTCGTCAAGCAATGTTTGGTGGTTTCCCCGGAGCCATTGGGAATATGGGTGGTTTACTTACACAGTTAGTGCCGCTTCAAGGGGATACCATTAACATGGGCCCAGCCCAAGGGGATTATTCGAGCATGCCGGTGATTCCTGATGAAGTTGGCGATCAGCTAGACCGAGACGCGCTTATGGAACAGTACAGGAATAGGGCATTCCCGCAAATGCACAATAATTTCATCTCTCCTCAAATTATGACCCAAGGGATCCCCCCAGGTTTTGTTGGAAAACAAGTTTCGTAATCTGTTATCATAAAACTAAAAGAGAGATAACTCATGTCAATGGATGCCAAGTATCGTCTCAAAGAGATGGTCGATTCCTATCTTGAAAAAGATGGGTCAATGACCGTTGATACGGGCATCATTGCTTCTCACATTGCACAGATGAAACTCTTTGGTATTCGCCAGGGAGTTGAGTTTTTCCCGTCTCAGGATAACTTTGGTAATCAACGTAAGGATTTTATTGATCGCGTCCTGAAATATAACAAGCTTGACACAAGGCTTGATTCAATTTGGGAATATTTTCTTTGCGACGGTAAAGGTCTTTTTTACATTCGTCCAACCAAGTTTAGTTATCGTCTTTACTACTTCCGTGCTCACGAGTATCGCTCGTTCTATAACGTCGATGGTGAGCTGGATGAAGTCGTGATCATCTATAGCTACAAAGTCCGCAAGGGCTTTGGTGCAACAGATGGTATTAACCTTGTCACCCTCGGAGCAGGTGGCGCGGCATTTGAACAGGGTGCAAAACGCTATATCCGTTTAGCAATCAAATCAGACACGATTGAAGAAACTCATTCGGAAGGTGAACTTTCATTTGAAACAACCAACTATTCAGCCCTTGGCAAAACAAAAACGTTTAAAAATACGCTCGGTTTTATCCCCTGCGTTGAGATCTTTAATAATCCAAAAGGATTTTCCAATGAAGGCGTAGGTGAATTCGACGGCATGGCTAATCACATCGTCATTCATGACGAGATGGTTCGTACCATGCGCAAGAACGTACAGTTCTTTGGTAACCCAACTCTTCTTTCTTCCCGTCCCAAGAGTGACTTGATGGAAGCAGGTGGTGATACATCTGTTCAACGTCCTTCCATTGCAGCAAACTCAGGCTTTACTGGTCTTGGTGCTTTAAGTCAATCCAGATTTAAAGCAGATCCCATCATGCGTGGTGTAGATGGTCAACTCCGCGTGCCGCGCATCATTGCAAACCTGGAACCAAATGACCGAGTTGGTTACATTGTCCCGGATGCCATCACTGGAGATCAAAACGCATTTGCCCGTCAGTATCGAGAAGAGATTCGTACAGCTCTTGGCGGTGTTGATGAATTATCTATTTCCGCTGGCGTAACAGCAACAGAATACAAATCGTTATTTGGACGTGTATCCGCCACATCCAAGAAAAAAGCAAATGCTATTTACACCCATGGTATTTGTCGTTGCCTTGAATTAATTATTTATCAAGAAGAACAGCTTTTTAAAGATAGTCTTGCTCAGGCAGCAAAAATTGAAAAGCCAGTTTCTCCAGCAAAAGGAGCACCTGCAGATGAAGTGGGTGCATATGAAGAAGCTTTAAAACAATACAATGACCAAATTAAACAACTTATGGTTGCATGCGTGGAGGCACAACAAATACCTCCCGGTGTTCAAGGTTTAATTCCAGATGGTGATGTCACCATGCTTTGGAGATGGCTGGGACCCGTATACGAAGATTCCACACAAGACATTTTGAATAACTCAATTGTTGTTCGAAATCTTCAGGAATTAGGTGTTGATAGCATTGAAGCACTGAAATACCTCTTTCCGTCTAAGACGGATGAGGAACGAGCCGAGATGTTATCTGGGTTCCCATTCAGGATGGTGAACGAGTTGCAGGGTGCTTACTCTGCATTCGCAAAACTAGTGGGGGGCATGATGCAGACTCCTCACCCGCAAGCACCGGATCTTCCGATGGCTGCGGATCCAAGATTGGATTTAACGCCATATCTGTATCGAACTTTAGAAGCCTTACAAAAGGAGATGAGTTATGCAGGACGCTACCGTCCAATCGATCCCACAGACGAGCCCCGTACAAGCGGCGGTGGCTCCGAGCAGCTACGTGGCGCCAGCACCAAGCAATTACCAAGCGGCTCCGGTGGCGTACCAAGCAGCAGTCCAGGGTTACCAGGCAGCGACACCTCAGCCGAATATCAGTTACCAATCCGCCCCTACTCAGTACGTCCCCCAATCCCAACCGGAGGCCCAGACGGGCAATCCATGGGAATCGGCGTTCAACAAGGTGGTGAACCTGCTGAGCGCACCAGTTCAATCCCCGTTCCTGGGGCAACCATCAGCTCCGACGACAGCGTATACCCCGGCCAATTACGGACTTCCCAGCGCCCAGCCTACGCCGAACTCGGCAGCGCAGACTTGGTCAACCAACCAGGCCTCATCGCCCAGCTCTTCCCAAACTTCCTCGAATCCCTCCTTGGAGCAAATCGCGGATTACCTGGGTCTGAGCCAGGAAAGCCGTCAGGTGATCGACGCGTTCGGGGTGGAAGCTCCGGCCCTTCTAAACCAGTACGCTCTAAACCTGGAAGGAATGCTGGATAGTGCTGTTGCCTGGGGGCATCAAGCACAAAACCTTATTCAAGGTTATGCAAAATTTGCAGTCAATGAGCATACCGAGAATCTGGCTTACAACGAGATCCTGACCAACCCCGACGTTCTGAGTGATTACACTCTGAGGTTCTTTGGTCCAGAAGGTCCATACCCTGTGTATGAAAATGAAGCTCAGCTGGAGACCCGTGGTTATCCCACTGCTCCCGCTCAAGCTGCATATGGCAACTTCCCTGCACCCCCTGCAGCTTCTGCTCCCCAACAGCCTGAGAACTTCTGGGGCAGCTTCAAGCAGCAAATGGATGTAGATCCGGCACAAGCCTGGCGTCTCTTAAACCAAGCTCAGCCTCAAGTTGTTGCAAACAAACTGTTTGTGATGGAGTGATGCCATGCGTGGCGCTCTTAAATACGGTGTGCCCATTGCCGCTGGTTTAGCCACGGGTGGGTACGCCCTTTCTCAAGGTGAAGATCCAGGATCTGCCGCACTTGCTGCAGCAGCCGGTGGCCTTGGTGGAGCAGCTGGTTTACTTGGTGCACGTGCCCTTGCCGGTAAATATGCCCCTAGCCTATTGAAAGCAGGTAAAGAAGGTAAAGTTGCTGCAGAAAGGTCATTGCTTGAGTCTGCGGTAAATATGCCAGAAGGCTCTAAGCGCCAAAACGCAATTCTCGGTTTAATTGATAAATCTGTTGGTGTTCCGATTCCTTCTCAACAAGGATTCCAGCGAGGGTTAGGCAAAGCTGCTGCTGTTGGTTTAGTACCAGCTTCTGCATTGGCTGCTGGTCTCGGTGGTGTAGCACTTGGTGCCATCCCTGGTGCCGCTGGCGTTCCAGGATTCCAACAAGGTATGTCCATTGATCCGGAATCCCCTGGATCTAGCAATACGGCAAGCGCTAAGTATGGTGTAACTCCATACGCAACAACTATGCAGTACGTGTAATAAATAAATAAATTACCGGCTGCTAAAATTTGTGTTAGATAAGACATATTAATGTCTGAATCTTTCACCCGATAAAAACACTTCCTGCGACACTGGAGGATAAAACAAAGTGTTCATTGATAACGACTTTCCAAAGATTCTGGGTGC